AAAAATGTAATGTGCTTTTTTTATTAGGAAATGAGCAAATGCTTTAAAACCGGGATTTTCCGCTTAAAATAAAGATTCTTGGGACTTTTTATATTACCAACTACAACCGACTAAATGCAGTCAAAACCAGGGGTCCTGCAGTCAAAATGCAGTCAGAAAATGATATAATTCTATGAATGGGTAGGTCCAGAACTTCTGACCTACCTTTTAGTCATATCCAAATAATTCCTTTTGTCTTTTAGAACATATGTTCGTATATTATTCTTAAGAGTTGGAGGTGATGTAAGTCATGAAAGGTATATGTGGGCTTGCGCCAGATATAAATCAATGCCCTAATTACAATGTAGATACGGGGAGCTGTGCTTCCAATAATAATGTGTGCGGATTTTTTAGGGAATTAGTTGAGAAAAAGGAAGAAAAGACAGAGTACAAAAGAAAACCAAGATGGTACGAACGGTATTATAAGAGGTAGGGATATGGTTGCCCTACCTTTCCTTATTTGCTCTGAAAGCTCTAGATACTGCAGCACGCCATCTTGACCTGGCAATCGCACACATAAACAAAATTATACATAACAGAAAAGGCAGAACCGGAATTCCGGATATCTGCCTTACTTAAACTTTGAACAATGCTACGCTTTGTATCCATACTGATTGTATATATGAAGTACACACTCCAGATCATAATTATACCTGCCCCAAAGTATTCAAAAGTTTGTACAGGTAGACAATTTTAGCTATTCATTCAAAGTATATAAAAATTACGATTTCTTTTAATCTGCTATAGAGTATTAAAATCACCAAGTAAATTTTTTTCAATAATATTTGTGTTTTCTAAATAATTTATATAATTCAATATATCTTTTTCTGTAAATCTATTTGCCTTGTTATCTGACCATTCTCGAAAACGATTAATAAGACTATCTTCATTATTTTCTTTTCCATTTTGTATAAGATATAATACTGTAGCAATCCCTTCTAAATCCTTATTTAAAGTAATATTATTCACATAATCAGTAGACTTTTTTATAGCAGGATTTATTTTATCCAATTTTTTATCCAATTTTTCGCTACATATAATTTTATAAACCATACTATACGTTTCATCAGTAGATCTTAAATTATAATATTTTTGATAGGCTCCGATATCTTTAGCAATTATATTTATTGCATAATCATAAGGTCCAAATTTATACTTATCAAATTTAAAATAATTTTCTCCTAAAAAATAATTTAAAAAATACGCTGACTTCTGAAGTCTTAATTCTGATACCTTGGCCAAGTTCATCTTTAAATTCATGATAACAAGACTAGATAGATGCAGTTCAGGGGCTTCTTTAGGTTTTTGCTGAAAGTTATACGATGGTTCATATATTAAAAAATCATAAGAATCTTCTAAATTATCTAAACTCTCTAATATTAACTTTTTTACGATTATCCAATCTAAGCCGCCATTACCACATCCTAAAGGTGGGATAGCTATAGTCTTTACATCTAATTTGGGCAATAGTTGTACAAAAGCCTTCAAACCATCTTCTATATAATTAATTTTTGAAGACGCTCTCCATTTGTCTTTCGTTGGAAAATTAATTATGGTTATGCCATCTTCAATAAAGTAATGAACTTTACCTACTTTTAATTGCCCGGATTTACAAGCTTGTATATAGTTTTTGTTATTCTCAGGAAAACGCATTTTAAATTGATAAGCCACACCTTTTCCCATAAATCCTTCACAATTTACTGTATTCAATAGGCAATCAGCTCCTGAAGCGAACATATCACCAGTAACTAATTTTATCACTAAAACCCTTCTTTCTATTTCTTTGCAATAAAATAATTAGGACTTAAATTTATATATGGTGGTTTTCTTATACTATATTTATCAAACAGACTTTCTACCACCCCTTTGTCCTTTTCCGTTCTGACAGTTACGTTAATAAAATCGTAAATAGATAAATCACCATCGTAAATACATTCAGCCAAGCAAACTTCCTTGCACTCATGATCAGAATAGCAACGTTGTTCCATTGTATCCCAATCTATTTCAGTCATGCCACCATCATATGTATAGATTCTAAATGGAGCCATATTTAATGGATGTCTAGGAATAATTTCAAACCCCATCTCTCGCGCCACAGTCCTTTTAACACATAGATAAACAAAATCATCTTCAGGGTGGCTCTTTTGCACATCCCCATCAAATGGATTGTTTGAAAAGAAATGAAACGGAACATAATTATCTAAGCCATGTATAGATCTAAATGATAAAATTTCCGGATTAGCCACATCTTCAAATTTAAGTTCTTCCTCAAACAACCTATTCCTAGATAACAAACCATATTTAAGTATGTTTTCCATATTCTTTAACTCTGTTAAATGATATAACAGTTGTCCATCTCGTATTCCCATATTCTTCCCCCTAATTTAGCCTTTGTATTCACTCATATCCTAATTATTACATTTATAATGAAAAATAGCAATATCATTATTTATATTTTTCCTACACAATAAAGCAACATCATTTTTACTTAAATACTCTTGGATACTGCAATGCTCCATCCTGATCCGGCGTGAGCGTCACCGGCTTCACAATCATTTTGCCGTCACCGTCCAGACAATAAACCTTTCCGGATTCAGCGATCAGAGTACCTTTGAGCATAACACCATCTGCATTAAGATAATACCAATCCCCCTTGTATTGATACCATGTACTTGTGACCATCGTTCCGGCGCCGTTAAACCAGTACCACTTGTCCTGATCCTGAAGCCAATCATTCCGGACCGGAAGGCCGGTATCGCCATTGTAGAAACGCCATCCGCCGTCCTCCTGGATCCATCTGGATTTCTTCGCCGGCGCCGATACCAGAGCAGCCTTAAAGCTGTCCCAGGTATGCTGAGTGTGATTCCATACATAAGGATTTGGACAAATCTTCCCCGTAACATCATGATGGCGGATCACCCGGTCCACAGGTATGTTATATTTCTCCATAAGCTCCTTGGTCAACTCGATCGCTGCCTTTACTGTAGCCTCCTCAAAGTACCAGTCCCGGCTTGTGTCGGCCAAATTTCCACTGCTATTTCTAACACACATTTCAATACCAATACTGTTCTGGTTCCTGCATTCCGGGTGGGTGTAGGCTTTTGCCCCACAATGCCATGCAATATCCTTTTCCTCAACGGATTGCCATACTTCCCCATCAAACCCAACATAATAATGCGCGCTGGCCCCAATGTATTGGGAGGCATAGTATTTACAGTTAGCCTCTGCTCCTCCAAGAGCTCCTACATAGTGGATTACAATGTACTTAATGCGATCTGCAGTACCGGCATTATAGTTATAAGGTGTAAGTAATTTTTTGATCTGCATATTTTCCCTCCAATTAAAAAAGGCCCAGGTAATCACCCAGGCCCAAAAGTTTTGATGTTACAACGGCGTCATGTATTATCCGGTAGCTCGTCCGTGTACTGGGACAGAAACTTCTTTATAAACTCCCAGAGTTTCTTAACCGGCAGACCACATAAAGTCATATTTTTAAGAATGCTTACCAACTCATAAGCAATGTACAGGAGACCGAAAAACTCGGCCACACCAATACCGGATACCGGCAGATACCCACGGACTGTTTCCGGAATAAACCCGATCAGATTAAGATGTACTATCTGATCAAGAATCAGCAGGAATGCCAGAGACGCCACCATTGAGATCTTCCGGATTGCTCCATCGATTCCAAAGCAACTGTTAAACTTATGCTCCTTAACCGCTCTGATGCAGCCGAAACATGTATCCATCACTACTGCTAATATTACCAGTTTAATAATAGGGCTTCCCCATGCCAGGGCAAGCAATTCCATAATTTTATCCACTTCCATTTTCCTCACGCTTTCTTATATTCGTTCCCGGTGATATCCAGGTATTCTTTCTCTGTGATCCAGCGACCTACAGCATTCCACACCATTCCAACGGACCATAGACTTGCTTCATAAAATCCTTTCACCTTTTCAAATTTATTCATCGTTTTATACCTCCATTTCATATCCAGACATCATGGACAGGTACTCTATCTGGGCATTAAGGACCTGTACCTGCTTCTGAGAATCCTCGTACTGCTTTTGAATTAACATAAGGGTACGGTAATCTACAAAAGGATAACAGGCATAACCACTCTGGATTTTGTTTCCCCTTTCATCAAGTCTATAAAGTAGCTCGCCAGTTTTTTCGTCTCTGGCATTGCTCCCATCATCATTAAAGAGAAATTCATACTGAGGTTCGTATTTGTAGCCACATATACAGGCATCACACCAGTTGCCAAACATTTCCTCTCTTGTTCTTTCAACTTTAAAAACTTCTTTGAAATAACTTGGTTCTTTTTCTAATGATAATATTTCATTTTGATCATTTACATATATTTTCATAAGCCCTCCTTTAACTTAACCAAATACGGTAAATAGCAGGTTGCATTCCTTCGAATAATATTCTGAAAGTGGTGTTTGCTTGACGTGCAGCTACACTTATCGAATGTACATAATTACCATTCGGTAGATACATCAATGATCCGACATCTTCATACGTTCCGCCAGATAAATAGGATACGGTTAATGTTCCGCTATTTAATGCGTCTCTATATCCTTCAATATTAATATAATTTCGTCCTACTGTACTAAAGGTGGCTGCTATTCTACAAGAATAAGATTTCAGGGTTATTTGTCCCGCTTCAAAAAATAGAGAGCCTTGTGTACCTGTCCATCCAGCTACGTTATTCCCTCTATAATATAAATCTGTTGCCCCCGGTACATACCCCTCCCACGTACCAACAACACCGCCAATATTCACACCCTTTTTAATATTCCAGGGTTGATAATTCGGAATATCTTGCTGAATCCAGTTGACACCATTTAAGAAATGTCCATTCCTGACCCCCAAATTAATAGTTCCTGCCCAATTACTCATGTTGGTCGCCCAGACCCGATCAGTGCCAGAAACGTCCGCTCCCTGCATGGGTATGCCGCCCTGGACTCCACAAATATTCGTATCAGAACGGAACTTCCATGGTTCAAGTCCTATATCTCCAAGCTCCAGGTATTCATAATAGTTATCTGCCCATGAGCTCCCATGAAGTCCATAATCAACTGCTACCTCAAAACGGTTGTTATTATATCGCCAGTATCGTATCTTTGTTGGCTTACGGCAGTCTGGCATGGTTCCAGTTACTGGATTCCCGTCTTTGTCAACACCAACCTTCCCGGCCAGCACATCACCTGCCCCAGCTGTTATCACATCCAGATCAGCCCCACCACCGCCTCCCGGCATCCATATCTTTCCCATACCTTACACTCCTTTCAAACCGATTTTGATATCCGTAGTCGGCTTTTTGTATACCTTAAATATGGCAGTACCAGCCCCCAGGGAAGCAGTTCCGCTTGTTACAATACCAAAGGCCTTATTATATGCCTTCTGGACTGCTTCTGTGGCTCCATCTGCCAAAGCACTTACTACCGTAGCCTCCATGTCCGCCGTGGCTCCTGCGACCGTTACTGTCTGCGTGTACGGGGCTGCACTACCGGTCCAGCCTGCGGCAGTTAAGGTCACCTCTGTCACGTGATCAAGTCGATTGATGGCTTTATTAGTTGTATTGATGTCCAGCGCCCCAAAGCTATCACCCACCGGATCATAGGGAGTCACATCTTCGAAGCTCATTGTCCCATCCGCATTTGTAATCATGCGGTATTTCCGATTCCCTGCAAACCCATCGTCCTTATAATCAATTCTTAATGCCATTTCTGTTTCCTCCTAACTTAAAGGGCAGCCGATTCTGATGCTCCGCCCAGATTCCCACCCGGACGGAAATCACAAAGCTCTCTTTCGCTGCCACTGGATTTTTACTTATATTTACGCTTGTGATCTCAATCTGCGCCATAGGCCCTCCTTAATCAGTCACCTTTACGGACAGAACAAAGGTCTTGCCGGCATCTACTGGGTTCGGTACCAAACTCACCTCTGAGATAACCGGGGCTGCAGTATCCAGTGTGACGGCCCTTGTTACCGTGGTTGTCTTTCCTGCACCATCTTTCGCCACGACGGTGATCGTATTGGCTCCCTCCGCCAGGGTAAGTGCTTTGCTAAATGTGCCGTCACCATTTACGGTCACACCGGCCGCAGTGCCACTATTGAGTTTCACTGTCACGGTCACGGGGCTAGAAGTCACATCATTGGTGTTCCCGGTCACTGTGCAGACCGCCTGATTGGTGATCAGATTATTGGCAGGAGCTGTTATGTTTAGGGTGGGCGGTACTGTATCAATTTTAAAGGTCACACTTTTCTGCGCAGCTGCATTACCATCATAGTCTGATGCATCCGCCTTGATTGTATGGCTACCATCTCCCAAAGCTGATGGAGGCGTATAGCTGCAGGTAAACCCTTTTCCAGATGCGGTCTTTGTTATCCCCGACGTAATGACGGTGGAGTCTATCGTCAGTTTAATTGTGTCTGGGTTCACTCCTGAATCATCATCTGTAATGGACCAAGTAATGACAGGCGCATTGTTGGTAATCAAGGATGATGCTGTCGGGGCTGTTATCGTAATGACCGGAGCCACCTTCTCTTTGACAGTAAGCCGCAGGCTGCTTCCAAGCGTACTGTCCGTTGCGTCCTTTGTGGTGACGTTTCCCGCCGTATCCTCTGCTTTGATGGATAAAGGGTAATAATGTCCACTCAAAGGATAACTAGACGTTGATGGAGCAGTGATGGTTGCTTCATAGGCTCCTGTGGAGCTGTTCAACGTTAGATTGTAGGTCTGGCCATTGAGCGTGGCCTGTACCGTTTTAACACTCATAAAGTTCCTCTCTTTCCTAATGTAATGGGTAATCTTCTACGGGCTTTCATGATTCCATATAACCGGTCAAAGAGCTTCTGGCAGGCCTCTTCTATCTGGTTCAACTCTACATAACTCAAAAATGGCTTATTCTCCAAGTGGACACTGTACTGCTCTGCCGGAAGGCCCGAAGCAATACAGATATAATTTAGATTCTTTTCAATCACCTGGAAGTCTTCCGGCTTTGGATATTCTTCCCAGCTCTTATCCGGCCCCATGTTCACAAATTCAACACTGTTAAAAAGTGTATCTGCAATTCGCTTGATGTAACAAACATTATATTTGATCCGGTTATATTCCGCTGCGTTAAAGTAATTAGGCGGCTCCCAATGTTTTGTAGTGATAAAGATATTTTCCTTCACCACCAACCGGAGATCCCCGCCAAGCTCTGGATCGTCTTTGCCTTTTACCGTAACATTGCCAGCAACGTCCCCAGACTGCAGAGTGACCGCATAGCTGCGGTATTCCAGTAAATCCGTTTCAGGAGCTTGGGGGGCCGGAATAATAGCGTGATACAAACCGTCCTCTCCCAACGTCAGCTCGTAGGTAACGCCATCTATAACGGCTCTAGCATACTTTACCGACATACTGCACACCTCCCCCGGCCAAGATGGAAGGTACATCGAGGGCGGCCCCTGGATTGTCCCATCAGGTTCTCATACATTTTCAGGCAGCCCCCCTCAATACGATTTAAGGCTTGGTAATCTGGGAAGGGCTGGTTCTCGTACCATGTCACCGTTTCCCCCTTCCAATAAGGATAGATGCTATCGCGGATCCGGCCAAGGTTATCCTCTATCAGATTAATTTCATCCGCATAGAAGCTGTAATCTCTATAGGTTTTATCCGATCCCATTTCCTTGATTGCAAAATCAGGATACAAGGTAACAGACAGTGTTCGAAGCTCCTGAAGGTTATTCTTGATCCGGTTATAATCTTCTATATTAAAGTGATCTTCTTTCTTCCAGATCTTAGGTTGTATCCACATCCATATACCTCCTTGCCTTGATTGATCCAGATAACGCTCCGTTAAATTTAAGGGTATGGTCATAGATCCGGATCAGCATATCGGGGATATACCGGTTTTCCAAAAAAGCCAGATCATTGGCATCGATGCGGGGTTCTCCCCGGTACTGAAGCTCATACTCCCGGTCCGCTTTCATGTAGTTCCCGATCCAGTCAGCCAAGTCAGCGGCATGGATCATGCCAGACACCAGGGGGTTTTCCCAGGTCTCCAGGCTGCCAGTAGGGTTTAATTGCCTGCTTACCTTGGCCTGGCTTGTCGTGTATTCTCGGCCAGTCAAAACAACTTCTACCGCACCGGCAGCCCCCGCAATCTCCACAGTGGCATAATAACTACTATTGTCAACAATAACAGCCTCCTGCCCCTCCTGCGGCTCTGTTAGAGTACAGGATAAGTCATAGGCCGCATTATAAAAGTAAAAAGTATACCTGTTTTCTGCAGGTGTGACTACAATCGTCTCTTTGGCCAGCTCTTTGTTCTCCCCAGCCTGATTGTAAATAGTCCGGATCACCTGCAGCTCTCGCACCTTGGCCTGCTGGATACCTTTCGGGGTCTTGATCAGCTCATGGCCATATTCTAAGTGGTAGTCCGTCACATCTCCAAAACCGATGTAGTCCAGCAAGATCCGGTTAAGCGGTAGAGCCTTTGTAAACTCAATCTCCATGCGGTCAAAGGTTTTAAACTCCCGGCTAACAATCGTTTCCTGGTTGATCTGCCGGATTGTAATATTTTCCACCGGTTCTCCGAACAAACCTGTATGTATAACAAATTCTTCCGGAGGATTTCCTCCAAAAAGGAACTGCACTCCAAAGCAGGTAAAGGAAGCTTCTAGCTGCACTGTAACACGGGGATTTTCTATAAAGGTACCGTCCTCCCTGCTCATGGCTTGACTGACATATCCCATATCCAGATAGGGGGTCTGTTCAGTGATAAAATACTGACTGGCATCCGCCTTAGTAAAATCTGATGCGTAGGAAGCGTATTCTGCTTTCTTTCCCGGTTTTAAGATGTTCTCGGCCTGGCTATACTCCGTCCCTTCTTCACCACTGGCCGCCATATCTGGAATGAAGCTGGATCGTAAAAAGATGCTGCCACTCCTGTCCTGATAGAGAATGCACCTGCCTGCATTGGCGATCAGCTGCAGGGCTTCCTTGTGAGAGACAACCGGCATCGGGTTGGAAACCTTTACGGTCTTTAAATAAGGATCGATCCAATAGGACCGGGAATCTACCTTGGCAACTGAAAACACATCAGCCGCCAGATCATACAGGCTGATCCCTTCCGGTCGGTATAGGCCTTTATAATAGGTTCCGTCCATGCCGTCAAAACGATCTGTTGCTGAAAATTCCATCTGCTCATCATCGGCAGACCATTCTTTCAGCTGAACAGTTGCACCAGGAAACCATTCCACGGATCCGTCATCAAGCTCCTGGCCGTATAAAACTGTGATATCCTGACCAATCTCCAGGAAGTTTACAGAGCTATCGGCGTTCTCCACATCAAAAGCCCGGTCCTTATTATTTACGGTCAGATTAAAATCAATGGTCGGCAGCTCTTCCATAATGGGGCTGACGTGCTCCCTTTTGGTAGCTGAAAGGATCTTTCGGCTGTCAAAATATACACCGATACCCATAGTTACCATGTGGATCCGGAACCGGCTCTGACCATTTATCATGGTTGAAGGGGTGAAGCGCAGGAACGTTGCCCCGTTGAAGATCTCCTCTGTGACAAAATGTCCGTCTGTATTTCCCTTGATTGCCACCATATTGTTATCGGATTCTATGACAAAATTCACGGGGTAGGCTTTTCCAAACTCAATCGTTAAGCCTTTGATGTCATACTCAATCGGAAACCGGATCTCTATAGGGCTAAGAAGATCCTTTGAGACAAGGCCCTGATTGAGCACCACATCCGATCTCTCCCTTGGAAGGAAGTACATGCTGCCGTCCACCGCCGTGTAGTCCTGGTCACAGGTGGCATATAGCTCCTTAACTTCGTAATTGTCCAGGGGCATTTTAAAACTGCTGTAATACGTGTAGTTTTCTTTGTCTGGGACGTAAGCGCTGGCTTGGGCCAGTTGATTTATAAGACCGATGGTCACCCTCATATACGAGTGATTTCTCAGCGCTTCTTTCATATGTACTTTGTAGGACTGGCTCATAGCCTGCATTACTCAATCACCCCGCAATCAATCAAGTTTACCTTGCAATTAATATATTTTGTGGGAAAACCATCATCATCAACCATGTAGGGCTCTGCTGATCGGTCACCAGGATACATCTTAAGAGTTCTCCACTGGTTTGTTACCATATCTGGAAACCTGACCGTTACAAAGAACTGATCAAACTCTCGAAGCATGGCGGACCAAGTTTCTGCATCCAGGATCGGCCAGACAAGGGCATCCAGTTTATTTTGATCCCTTCCGATTTTCTGCCCCACCACTTCACCGCTTGCAGTTCTTGCAGATGACACTATAGTTGAGACAACAAAATTAAGTCCTCTCTTTGGTGATGGAAATGTTTTTCCATTTACATAAATTGTTGCTGCCATTTTTCACCTCTCTTTTGGGCAAAAGGAAAGCACCCTGATTGCTCAAGGTGCCCTTCCTAAAATGTATTTCCTGCTTATACCGTCTTTACATTTCTAAAACTATATCCGCTACGCTTTTGAGTGTTCGTTTGCACTGTGGCCAACGTTCTGCCGTCTACAACCAAATTAATATTTGTCGGCTCACCAGAACCAGAATCCTGAAAAGCCGTCATTACATTGGCAACCGCCACCGCAACGCCCTCTGACACAGCGTCTACAATCTGCTTGTTGTTCATGACGCCCGATTTACTTCCGTATTTTCCAACGAGCTCCGGCCCTGCTTCATTAGCTAGAAAGAGTTGGCCTGAGTTTATTACTCCACCATCTGCGAATGCAGGAATATGGGGTATTGTAAAAAGTTGAACATCAAACGCCGGGAAGATTTCTTTGCCGCCAACCTCCAAACCATCAAATGATACATAAAACTTATCATTCAGCCAATCGATAAGCCTGTTAAGCTGCTCTCGTGCTGCATTGACTGCTACTTTAAATATATCTCTAAAAGCGTCAGGTACTCTTGCCATCATATCTGTCCATTGCTTAAGAGTAAACCATGGAGCGACATTATTCGTCCACCAATCGGAAATATCTGTCTTCCAAGCCCCTGCCGCAGTGTCCCAAGTATCTTTCAATTGTTTCTTAACGGTTTGGTATAACTCGCTCCATCTTTGTACTGTAAACCACGGACTTACATCATCTGACCACCAAGTAAATATGTCATTTTTCCACGCCTCTGACGCTTCGTCCCACTTCATTTTCAGCTGGGATTTAAGTGTTTCGTACAGATCACTCCATTTTTGTACGGTAAACCAGGGGGCAACATTTTTATTCCACCATGTACTAATATCTGTTTTCCAGGTTTCCGATGCGTTGTCCCAGGCATCTTTTAATTGCTTTTTGATCGTTTCGTATAACTCAGCCCATTTTTGAACCGTGAACCAGGGAGAGACGCTTTCGCTCCACCACTTAGAAATATCTCCAGACCATTGGGACGCGGCATTGTCCCAAGTATTTTTTAAGCTGGTTTTTACGCTTTCATAGATCGCGCTCCACCTCTCGAAAGTAAACCACGGTGAAACATTGCTCTCCCACCATCTTTGGATACCACTCGCCCATACCGCAACAGTTTCATCCCATTTCTTTTCCAGACTGGTTTTTATGTTATTATATAAACCACTCCATTTTTCAGCTGTAAACCATGGTGTAACGTCTTTCTCCCACCAGGATGGAATCCCTGTATTGTCCCACCACGCTTCAAATTCACTCCATTTTTTCTGGAAATTTTTATTGAGTCCATCAAGCCATGCAGAGTGATCTTTCTCTTCTTGTTGCCTGATTTTTTTGCCCTCTTCGATCCAATGCTTAATGGATTCGAATTGTTTTTTATATACATTGTCATTCAAATAGGCATCGGTTGCACTGGACTGCTGTGCATATCTACTTCCCATACCCCATTTATTTTTCTGCACAGAATCATTTTTATTTTTATTCCACTCACCCTCTATTTCTTCCTTCTGCTCAGGGGTTCCGTTTTCGTACCGATCAAGCAGGTTCAAAGCGGTCGCCCAAGACAAGCCGGTAGCTGCAACAAGCGACAGTGTCAATGTTATTCCAAAGGTTGAAGCTCCGCCCGCAGCCAGAATGACACCTTTAAATTTATCAAAGAAATCAAGAGTATTCTTTGTAATCTTAAGGGCAGCCACAGACGTGGCGATAATTCCAATCCCGTACCCTACGGCTTTCGCCTGCTCCGGATCTATTCTCTTTATTGCATTTGCAATTCCATTCAGTCCACCCGGCACAACAATATTTATAAAACTGGCTCCCACATTCAACAAATCCTGGAAGAACTTTAAAAGCCCTTCCCCTACCTTTTCCGCAAAAGGCTCCAGTGCTTGCCAGAAATTTCTAAGTGCTTTATTGATTTTTGTCCAGTCAACTCGAAGCAGAAAATTATTGATTGCATCGGCAAACATAGGAATCCCGGTACCAAGTGTCCATTTTCCAAGAGGTACCAAAAACTCATGGTAGAAGTCTTTTAATCCCGTCCATATGAAGTCCCCAAGCTTCGCAAAGCCTTCATCCCACAACCGTTTCAGGGCCTCTCTTGTAGGATCTGCTGCTATCTTAATGGCATCTAGTGCTCCTTTTAATCTCTGCGCTGCTTCTTCTACTGCCGGATTGATCGTAACATCTGAAAACAGTTCCCCTGAAAAGTTGCCAAAATCCGGTACTCCTCCTACGCCGGCACCGCCAGTTCCATCACCGCCGTCTCCATCATCTGGATTAAAAACATTAAGTTCATCAATGCCCAGAGTGTACTCCTTTAACTTCTTCGCAGACTTCGCGGCATTTCCAAGGTTGTCAGCTACGGTTCCTGAAGCTCCTGCGGCATTCCCCATAGCATCAGATACATCGCCAACTCCTCCTGCGTTTCCAAATAAAGCCGATGTAAAAGCCTTAAAATAACTGGCAAGCGTTTGTAACTTAGCCAATACCAGATTAATCACCTGAATCACAGGAGTGAAAGCATTAATGAGTCCCTGGCCTATGGTTGCTTTCAAAGCGTTGAATTGTTCACTTAGAATGCGGACCTGATTCGCCCAGCTTCCAGATGTTCTCGCAAAGTCACCTTGTGCAAAACGCAGCTTTTCCTGTACAAACGCATACCGAAGTGCCACCTTCTCCGCTTCGCTCATGGCCTTAGTTGTTTTTCCATAGCCATTTTCTAGAGCGTAGGCATCAAGTGCTGTCTGGGTCATGACAATGCCGAGATCTTTTAAGGTTTCAGTTTCTCCAGTAAAAATACTTTTTAACTTCGTAAACGCCTCTGCCTGGCTTGTGTCATAAAAAGATGCAACATCTGCCGCAAGACCTGTCAAAGAGATACCCATGGAAGCTGCTGATTCCTCAGAAAACTTAAATCCTCGTGCCATAGAAGCAAAAACGCCAGTATATCGTTTTGCCGCAATCTCTGACATACCAAATTGTTGGATCGCATTTTTAGCAAATGAATCGATTCGCCCTTCCATGCTCGGGACGGCCTGTTGTATAACGTTATCTACCTCGGCCAACTGAGATCCCAAATCAATACACGACTTTCCAAACGCCACGATGGCAGTAATACTTAAAGCTGCCGCTACAACACCAGCGATCTTCTTAAATGACGATGCCATTCTGGAGGTCTGCTGTTCTACATGGACTGTTGTCGCCGTTGTTTGTTTCTTTACCTTTTCCAGCTCATCACGGTACGGCTTTGTATATGCCTCAATGATTATCTGGAGCTTTTCCAGCGTCATGCCTTCCAGCTTTACCACCTCCTGATCTGGCATGGTTATGGCGGTATGCATAGTCTATCATTTTAGCTTTGTACACCGCTAGCACCTGCTCCTGTTTCTTTTTTTCTGCTTCTGGTCTTTCCTGTGCAAATAAATCCGGAAAGTAGTCCCAAAGCTCAACAATTTGAACCTCATCAGAGCCATTCAAAATCAGGCTTACATACTGGGCTATATCCTTTGCCAGGAAATGCTTTTCTATAAGCCTTTGCTTCATCCGCCTGCGTTCTTTTCGTTCAAAGCTTTCCAGTAACTCCTGTATCTCTGCAAGGGAAAGGCTCCAGAACCGCTCTGGATTAATTCCACAGTCTAGGGCAACCGGATAAAGTTCATTAACATAATCTGATAAAGTCTTTATTACATGACTTCTTTCACTTCCTCCAGCTTCCGATCCATTTCCGTCTGCTGGTCCTCCGAGAAAAAACCGGATACACTGTAAATAGGCATGAGTACATCAGCCATAAACGAAAGCTGCGTACCACCTTCCTCGCAATATTTATCAAACATGGCCTGCACATCTGCATATTTGACCCCGTGCTCCCATGACTTCATAGCTCCCTGTGTAATGGAGAGCATGATTGCCAGGGGCGGAACCCCTCCAGAATTAGAAAGAATATTTAAGAGATTGCACTTAAATTTATCCTCAAGCTGACAGATTACTGCCGTTGTAAGCTTAAGCTTATATTCCCTACCGCCTACATTCCAGTATGCAAATGGAGCTCGTTTCTTTTTATCTATGGCAGTTTCTTCTGCAACAGATTCTTCTTTTACATTTTCATCATCTAAGCCATATTTCATTATGTACTACCTTCCTTTCCTTAAGCCGGGTCAACTACTTCAATATCCGTTTGCAATCCGAGATTGAGAGTAAATTCAATGGCCGCATTTACTCCACCGCCTCCAACCTTTACACTGCACTGTGCATCAAAATGGAACTTGGTTCCATCTGGGAAAGTCTGCTCGAACGATACAGTTTCCCCTGTATCCGAAACATTCCTTAAAGTTCGATATGTAGAATTTTCTCCTTCATTTTCCCATTTAAACTTATAGGCCAGATCTCCCGGATCCCCGATGCCTAACTCTGAATGCTTCATTTTATCTTCCAAAGTGGTATTATCCACCTTCTCTGGATCCACACCAAGTTCCGGTACCTCTTTAAGTCCTTTCAAAATGATATATGGGCTTGTTCCTTCTTTTTTTATGCCAAGTGTTATGCCATTTGCTAACATACTCTTACTCCTTCCTAACTGTGATAGACCTGTTTAGTCTTTACATCGATTATCATTTCATACCGCATCTGCTTATGCTTTAAACCGCTGGGGTCCTCCACATCCATGCACTGAATACGCTTAAGGCCCAAGGCAGCTATGGCCTGATCAACCGCCACGGCTGCCACAGAAGTGCTTTTTCTCGCCCAGATATCAATGCGGTATCGGCAATAAGTCTTCTGCTCTTCCATGTCCGTATACTCCATGACCTTGTTATCTTCCTCCATATACTGGATCGAAAGGTCCTGCTCCCAATCTCTTGGATAATAGTCCGTTACATTGTCAGTAACGGTACAAAGAGCCGCATATACTTCATCCTTTACATTGATCACGGTTTTGCCGCCTTTCTTATTTCTCTTGTCAAATAATTAGAAACGTTACGGGTTGCCCGGTCCTCATTGTTTTTTAGGGCCGGATACATAAACGGCTGAGCTGCTTGCCCGGAAGTCTGGTAGAAACGTCCATGCAGGGTTTCAATAGAAAAAAAGTGATACTTCTCCGCCGTTTCTTTATCAATCTGGCTCTCATGGATCCACCAGGGAGATTGTGAATAAGCTGGAGAGACTGCCGGAGTTATCCCAGCATGTTCTGCTTCTCCGACTGGACCGGTTCCAAATTCTACAAAAGGACCATGTTTTTTATTGGTGTATGCTGTTCCAATTACCTTATCCTCTTGCAGTTCTAATGATGTTTTAATACTCTGCCGCAATTCTCCATCATTAACCGGACACAAAAGCTTTGCTTCGCTCTGTACCATCTTTATGGAAGTTCCTACTGCTTTTTCCAGACCAGGGCCAGTAACACTATTGGACAGGCTGTTGTACTTCTTCATGAGCCTATCAAGCCCTTTTACACCACCTGCCATTACAGTTTCTCCAATTCCATATAAAGGTACCGGTATGGATGAATCGCAATGATTTTATAATCCGGATCCGATTCTCCGGGAACATCAAGGCAGATGCCGTCACCCTCACGGATTGGCTGAGTACCGAACAGGTAGCTGACACGGCCCTTTTCATCAGTCTGTGTCTTGTACTTCCCGTCCAGCCGGCAGTTTCGGATATAGGAAAGCCGCTGGCCATACATTTCTGCCTGTAGCTTTCCTCCTGCAGGCCAGATTTCAGCCGTAACAGGCTTTGCCTCTCCGTATTCCGTGTATGAATTACCCTCGTTATCTTTAGCCTGTACTGCTAGCCTGTGGTGGTACTGTTTCAGGCGGTTCCTTTTTAGTCTCATAGGTTCTACCTCCTATTCGTGCCAGCCGATACCGGTCCAACACATCATAAATATGCTTTGGGGCATTTTCAAAGCTGTAACTTTCCCCGCCCTCGCTGCGGCCTGCTTCTCCTTCAGTTCCCATACGGTTTAAGGCAATCACTGCCAGATCACGGACGGTTTTCTGTAACGTTGAATGCAGCTCTGTCCGGTTGGTATAGGAAAGGACAAAATCCTTCGCATCTTCAAGCAAAAGGGAGAGCAATGCTGTATTACTCTCCCCAGTAAGCAACTGTAACTTTTCCATTTCGTCCAATAGATCACCCCTTTAAGACTTCCAGTAATTCATCTTTTGTCAGTGAGCTTGCACCGTGAATGCCTCTTTCTTTTGCAAGGGTTTTAAGTTCATCAACTTTCATCTCAGCAATTGATTTCTTTTCAGCCTCTTCCTGATCCTCCAGTTCTTTTTCCAGAGGTTCAAACCCTTCACTTTTAAGTTTAGCAATTACGGCTTCACTTTCCGCAATTCGTTCTACATTTCCCTTTACCAGTCTCATGCTCTGCCCCCTTAAGCCTCATCTTTAATACTCAGATAGATGCTGTCAAGTTTATTGTCCAGTACCCAGATGTCATGGAAACGCCTGTAGTCCATCTGCCACGCATTGAGCTTCTGGTTGATGGTCGGATCAAAGATTCTCATAATGTCCTGCTTTGTGATTGCGATAGGCGTTGTACGAGGCAGCACCATGAAGTTAATATTTTTTGCTGTTGCACCCTTTGCATATCCACCGGCTTCCTGCCCCGGGGTTTTGCCATCATTGATCGTGATCGTTGTGTACATTCTGTTGGAAGGTGTGGAAATGATCGGAACACCATCTACAGAAGGAACTGCTGTCTCAATGCCGCCCTTGGAAAATGTGGTGTTGATAATCTTTCCGGATAACTCCATCTCTAATTCCAGGATGAAATCAGGAGTAGCATGGATTACCAGCGGACCATTGTATAATTCGCGGATTGCCTTAATACCTTCTTTGGCCTTGCGGAGTGCAGATGTTCCGGTAGCGCCTGGCGTATACCCGTAAGAAACCATTCCAGCTTTGTTGGCCGTGATCGTCTCACTTGCAATCTTCGAAATACGGTATGCATCAATCTCAGGCACCACATACATGCGCTGGAACTCTCCCATCACTGCGGCGGCTGTAGTAACAAAATTGTTTTCATTAATGTCAATCGGGTCAAGCTGGAACTTGCGACCTCTGTCCTGTGTCATTTTACGGGTTTCGTACTCTAAGGTAACTCCACCCTGCTGATACCCATTGTCACGGTCATAGTCTCCCATGCCCTGTACAGTCATCTTAGGGATCTTTACCTCTGCTCCTCCATTGTAAATCACCTGTCCGGCATTGGAATCCATCCAACCGGTAACAGCTTCCTGAATTGCTACTTTATCCAGGGTGTTCTGAAATAAAGTTGCTGTTGCTAATGTGTTAATTGCCATAATTTTTCATCATCCTTTCTTATACATTCCCCATCATCAGCGCTTCGACCTGTTCTGCCAGATCTACATCTTCCTGTGATGGTGCTTTTTTAGGCGGCTTACCACCTTTTAATTTCTCTTCTACTGCCATCTGCACTGCCTCCTGAAAGGCTTTCTCAACAGCAGCTATGGAGTTGCTACACGAATCCGCATCGGCGTAATTTAACACCTTTGCAAGGCTTACGGGCAGTCTCTTTTCCGCAAGAGTATTCTTTGCCTCGGCCATAAGCTCACGCCGGGTAATGATTGCTTCCCGTTCCTGAAGATCTTTTTCCTGCTTCTGGCGTAAGTACTCGGCCTTTTCCTCTTTGTTCATCTTAGACAGCTTCTCAGCTTCGGAAAGCTTATCATCCATCAGGGCAGACCACTTATCTTTAGCAGTTCCAAGGGCCTTCTGCACCCTGCGGTCAAATTCCGCTTGGAAGTTCCCTTCTTTCAAAATATCATCAAAGGTTTTTGTCTTTGGCGTCTCCTGGCCTTCTCCGGTTCCTGAACCGTTAGCGCCTTTTCCACCTTCGCCAGTACCGCCTTTTTCGTCACCATTCCCCGGCTCACTTATTCCGTCGCCATCACCTTCTCCTGTGCCAGCACCGTCGTAACCGAAGAAATGTAAATTCAAAGGGTTTAAACTCTTATTTCTCATCTCTCTATCCTTTCTGCCCCGCTCCGTTCTCTGCCCGGACCGTTGCTTAAACATAAAAATAACACCCAGGGGATTCCTGCGTGCTTGATAGCTATATCTTTCAGTAGGAAGCTTCACCCCGCCGCCCAGAGGGAGATATCCGGATCACCTCCTTAATTTACATAACTGCCTTCTTTCTGGTTTTTCTTATCCATATAAGACAATTCCATCTTTTTTATCACCACTTTGGTGAGATTATATATGACAGCAATAATAAGAGCTGTTAAACAAAGGTGTGTCATTGACGGCCTCCTTTCTATCAAGTTAGGACTTAAAAATACCACTGATAATTACAACCAGTGGCATCTATAATCCTATTACACTTTCAATATCATCCTCAGTCAGGATCTCCCCAGTATCCAAGCCTTTGTATAGTACATTTAATGCTAAAATGTCAGCATCTTCGTCATTGTCATCACCTATATAGCAATAACAATCTCCAATACACTGAATAGTTCTTCCATCTTTCAATAGCACAGAGGCATATTTTTTATCACTACCCAGCAAAAAAATGGCATTCAATTTTGGTGGCATATTTGGTATGTATGACATAGTTTAGACCTCCTTTACCGGGTGTAAATGGACTCCCTTAGAAGAATACCGAATTGCAAACCGCTTTGTTTCTTCATACTTTCCTGTACCCGAATTAAAGTATTTTCCTACAAAATGGTCAGCAGTTACATACTCAATCGGATAATCCTGATTCCTTCTAAACTGTATTAATCCTGTCCCCTTATATTTTTCAACAAGCTTCTCAATTGATTCATTACTATAAAACATATCAGGAAGAGTTCTCCCTTGCTTCACAGATTCTATTACTCTCTGATTCCACTTTTTTGTTCCCCGAACATGTTCTTGCTGCTTTACTTTTTTTAGATTTAAATTAACCTCATTACGGTTTAGCCTTTCAACAAATTGTTCTACTTTCTTTTTGTTATAAATTTTCTGTTGTAGAACATTCCACTTCTCATCATCAGTATACTTCATCTTTTGGAAAGAATCTAGCGTTTCGGGAGAATCTTCCCCAAGAACTTCCTTATACCTTTCGAGCTGCCGCCTATCCGCGGACCGGTTCCTAATCATCTTCTCATTCAGTTCTGCTTCTGGCTTGCCCTGAACATTCCTTTTATACCATTGCTCATAGGTCATATCAGCCGGAACCGTGTTTGTTTTGCCTGTGAACGGATCTCTGGCCCTGCGCTTCATCTGAGCCAGTTCTTCGCTACCAATATCACAAATGGTAGTAGAACGGCACCATGGGTGCATAGGCGGACAGTTAAGTCCAGGTTGCTGTTCTGATACTTTAAACCGCTCACCGTCAAGATTCCGGCATATAGAGGAAGTTCTTAAGTCCAGTGTAGCCACAAAACGGTAATACTCAATCCCGCATTCCTCATAAGAGGCCATTTCCATCTGGTTTGCAAGATTGCAGCTCTCTGTCCTTACAAGTCTCCTCGCCTGACTGGATCCAGTGGCGAACTTGTTTGCTATGATATCAGCGGTTTCCCGGTCCGTTCTGCCCGTGATCAGACTGAGAAGTAACTCTTCTTTCAAATCCTGGGCGAGAGCGTTGGTATTATACCATATCCTTGTAGAATAATTAGCTCCAGACCATTTGCTGTTAATCACCCGGTCAATAACTTTGGGGGGTATCAGGTTGAATCCAAAATCTAAACCGATGCGCTGCTGAATATCAAAAATGGACCGATAATATGCTTCATTGGCAAGATCCACGTAATGGCTGGTACTTCTTACCATTTCCTGCTGATAGACGTTTTGCATGGTCAGGTCAAGCTGGTTCTGAAGCTGCTGCAAGCGTTCCAGCCTTGCCTGATATGCCGGACTTTCCAGTTCGGCCAGGTTCTCAGCTTTTCTCTTATCACTACTCCCTGATTTTAATGCAGCCTTCAATTCATCAAGGGAGGTCTTATCCTTCATGGAATTTAAAAGCCGGTAAGCGTCTATCTCTGATAGTTTGTGTTTCTTTTGATACCGCTCGAATATCTCATCCAGTTCAAGGCTTATGTACCGGGAGCCTTTTAAGTACAACTTAGAAATTTCATCAGCTGTCTTTTCGGCCTGCTCCATGTACTGGAACATTTCCCAGGCTTTGCGTTTCTCCCAGTAGGATAAATTACTCATCTACATCGCCGGCCTTTTTCTTCTTGGTCGTATCTCCCTCCTCTTCAGGCGGCGTATTGCTTCCCAAGCCAAAGATCTCCTTCTGCTGTTTCACTGCCTCCTCTGCCTCCTTCTCCACTGCCTTCAGCTCATCTTCCAAATTATCAATGAATGGAACCTGTGAGAGGAGAGTTTTCTTGCTTACCTTTCCCCATAGATTTGAAACGATCTGGCTGATTTCCAAGAGGTTTCTAGGTAGTGCCCGTGTAAAAGTCGGCGTAACTCCAGAAATGTCTACATTCACGGCTTTGCTTTTCTGCAACCAGCTGGCAAACAGGCGAAGACGCTTGCGAAGGCCTTTTTTATAATACCGGGTCTTGATCTTTGTGATATTCTCCATTCCAAGGAGCTTAAACTCCATAGCCACACCAGAAATATTTCCTCCAAAGTTTTCATCTGTCATACATGGGATGTGGGAGAACTTATGAATATCCTGCTCAATAGCCTTTTTAAGGATCTCTACCCCTGATTCGTCAAAGGTACGGGTCAGGTATTCTGCCTTGGCATCTGAAGGAAGCTCCAGAACCTTATCTTCTTTAATCTTTTCCTTGCCTGTCTTGCCGTCCTCGTCCTTTGCATCAGGATCCCCAAGCATAGCCCCATAAATGGCAAGAATGGCATCAATAAACTGTTCTTTATCCGTGATACGATCTGACATCAGAGCATTGTAAGCATCAATCAATGGGATCTGAAGCTCATAATCTCCGATTGCCAGCTTATTGTTTAAGTACTCCACCACTGGTATTTCCTCAAAGAAATGAGGTTCCGGATCTTCAATAAGCCCCTGAGGGCCGGTGTTGTCCTCAATATTCAAGACATATTTATAATGATCGGTCAGGACTGTGGCAACGTATATAGTTCTCTTTTTGTCGGAGTCGTCCTTCCTTGCATAATAATAGACCGCGAAAAGCTCTTTCTGCTCAATGGTGTCATCATAGACCATGAAAGTGTTTTCTGGTGACAGACTCTTTATAGTAAGATCCGTCTCCCCTTCCTCGGGGTAAATATATTCATAGGTTCTTCCGTATACAGAGAGATCCAGGCCATTGTCTCCATCGGCTTCATCGGCCCCAGCCTGTTCAAATGCATCAGTTATAGCCGTAATATCTGCTTTGCTTTTATAGGATACCGTGTTTCCGATAAAATAAGAGCTGGCTGTATCTGCAATATCCTTTGCATGATTACATACCAGCTTTGTTTTACGGCTTTCTGTTAAGATTTTGTGCTGCCCTTCATAGTATTTCATGAGCTTTCTAAGCCTGGAAGCTTCCTTACGATGTTTTACAATCAACGTGCGGATCGCCTGTTTATCCGGATTCAGTTCGTCCCATGATTCTCGTGGCATTGTGTAGATGTACATAGTTATCACCTTCTTTCTATTGGAATCCGTAAGCAGATTTACTACGAATTTTAATTGTCTTTTTATTGAGTATTGTATAGCAGAAGTATCTTACCGCGTCCATTGCATGGTCATGTTGCTTTATCGGTTTATCCTCTCCACGATCCCCTGCCTTGGGATCCCAGATGTAAGAAGCAAACTCTTTTATGGTATTGATACAGGATTGACTGAAAGCTATCTTTTCTGTTTTTAGGAGCGTAGAAACAAGCCGGATCCCGTCTTCCACATCGTTGTCCGCTTTCATGGTTTTATATCCACGGTTGTTTAACTCAGTAATGAATGAAGCAGCCGAAGGATCCACGATGATTGCTTTAACTGGCGTTCCTTCCAGCCATTTTTCCAAATCATCAGCATATTGGGAATCCGCTTTCTGCTTTCCCTTATCCCTACCAGAGTAATAATATTCCCTGGTGCAGTACCATTTCATATCTATGCCTTTATTCCAGAGGAGAAATACCATAGCGTTCTGAGTACCATAGTCAATGCTCACATATCGACCGCCATCAATCAGCAACCGGGCGAAATCAATCACCTTCTTGACATGCCGGTCCACATCGAACATATCATAGATGATCCCTTCTGCCATGGCCCATAAGCCCAGAATGTAGCGCTTATAGAAAACCCCGGTGTACATGCTCCGGTATCTGGCCTTGATCTTCTCAGACAGGCTTAAGTTATCTTCCATGGTAAAATGAAGGACAATCAGATTCTTTTTCTTCGCTTCATCAATCCAGTTTGTTTTAAACCAGTGATACGGTCCGTCCGGGTTACAGTTAAACCAATACTTAGACCCAGTAACGGAGCATCTGCCTGTGGCCTGATTGACGAAGCTTTCAGGCATGAGAGCCACTTCATCGAAGAACACTCCAGCCAGTGTGATACCTTGTACTAAGTCCTGACTGCCTTCATCTTTACCTCCAAAGATATAGAAATAGTTTGTAACACCATTCTTTGATATCTCAATCAGGTTATCAGACCTTCGATCCTTTACCTTGTATCCGCGACTTTTGAGCATCAGCTTTAACCAGAATAATACATTACGCCGGAAAGATCCGACTGTCTTACCACACATGCCAAAGTTTTGTCCGTTGAACCGGTGCATGGCCCACATAACAAAGGATAAAGACATAGAAACCGTCTTGCCTGATCGTATGGCCCCATCTGCAATAATGCCCTCTTTATCTTTTACCGAAGAGCCATCACACCACCACGTAAGGACTTTTTTCTGTTTATCGGAAAAAGGTTGAAATTCGAATATTTGAAGCTTAGAAGCAATACCTCGCCCCTGCTTCATTCTACTAATTCTATATTTTAAGGATTTAAGCCGACCTTTTATATCAATCATCTACATCACCCCATACATCAGTAGCTATGGCATTCATGGCATCAATAAAGCCATCTTCCTCTATCTCTTGATCTGGATTGTCCTGCTTCATGATCTCCAGTTCCACCTTAATGATTTCCAGTTCCTGACGAGCATCATCAAAGCCGTACCTGTGAAGGGAATCAATGGCCTTCTGTTTCCGGGCCTGGACACGGGTGAGAGCGTCTTCTATGGCTTGGATCTGACTAAAGATCCCGATGTATTCCACTGAGTCCTCTTCTGTGCTGGACTTAAATTTGACAGCAGTCATGCCCACGGCCTTATCTTCTTTTTGATTGGCAGCCGTGTCCTTCAGATCCTCAATCCGTTTCAGCATTCGCCGCTCCCGGACCGTAAGAAGCTGGATTTCTTGAAGGAGAAGTTGTTCCTTGTCTAACTGAACCATGCTTATAAGCTGCCTCTCGTCCTCTTCCAAGACATCAAAAAAGAGAGCCTCAAACTCTCCTGTTTTTACAGCATTCTTATTTCCCACCGGCGCTCCATGACCTGCAGCATTTTGGTTCCCCGGCTGACCACCTCTTTGTTTGCATACCTCTTTACTTTTTGTTTGCACACCTTTTTCATTATCCTTGGACCATTTATACCTGGTTTTCCAGGACTTCACGGTGTTAATGGTGACACCATACTTTTCGGCAATCTCCTTGTACTTCATGCCTGCTTGATAGTCAATCAAAGCAAGCTCATTATTCGATGCTCTGACTTCACCCATCATCACCACCTCTCAATCATTTTTGTAAAGAAAAAGCACCTGCCACGACTGACGGATGCTTGAAATTCCTGATAAAATCTATATGTTTCGCTTGACTTCCACGTTATGACGTGGTATAATTAAATTACATTAAAGGAAAGGAGTTGAAAAAGTGTTAGATGATATAATAAAAGTACTTACCATCATCTGGTTAGCAGTTCAAATCGCCAGCAAGCTCACTGAACCTGACAACAAAGATAAACGGTAAGTACATAGGGGAACGAAAGTTCCCCGCCTCCTAGAGGTATTTGTATTATATCACAACACCCGCATATATGAAAGACTGTAAAAACAATCTTACCACACTACTAATTGTATTTATCGTACTAAAGCTTGTTGATTTTGACAACCTTGGCGTACTCGACATCATCATATTTATCCTATTAGGCGTTGATGCTGTGGTTACCATACTTGTTTGGAGGAAACGAAAATGAGATTAAAACAAATACGCAATAACAACAACCTAAGTATCCGGGCCTTATCCGAACTGTCTGGAGTTCCACAGCGCACCATAGAAGATATTGAACGTTTTGACCGGTGCAAGGTAGATACTGCCATTAAACTTGCTGACGCCCTGGGTGTTACCCTTGACGAACTATGCAGAGATGAGGCAGCTAATTAGGCTGCCTTTTCTCATTCGTTTGTTTTGAGATAATAAAAAGAGACGGGATTGACCGCCTCTGTGGAATATTTCTTTAAATCTTCTATAAAACAATTATTATTTAAATAAAAGAGGCACTGTTAATGCCTCTTTAAAAGTTTATATGTATTCGTTAACCTTAGGTTTATATATTAAATCATTTTTAAATATAGCTATTTCTTTTCCGTTTTTGTTGCCTGCTGCAGAATAATGTAACTCAAATTCATCTTTTTGATAATCTTTATAAATTTCCTTTATTAGATCATTATTATCATAGGTTACAAACCATTTATTCTTCAATCTAAAGATATTTTTTGCTAATTTAACATGATCTTTATCAGTAAAGTGATTTTTATATAACTCCTTTCCCTTTTTAACATATGGCGGATCTAGATAAAATAGTAAATTATCATATCTTTTATCTATATAATTTATAAATTGAGTAGCATCAACATGGTGTAGCTTTATCCGTTTTTTATTCTGGGCTATCCATTCTATAATCTCTATAAGATGCTCTTTATTAAATCTACAGTCCATAAGATATTCTCCATTTTGTTCTTTACCACCTATTGGACCCGCCATCAACATTCCTGATCTATTACAACGATTTAAATAAAAGGTAGAAAATCCAATTTCTAAACTGCTCTTTTCTTGTTGATTTAAATATATGCTTTTCTGCCTACCCCACTCATCTATTGAAAATGTAGCTCTATTAATCAAATCTATAAAATCTTCAGTTTGATATAAAATAGAATACCAAAAGCAATATATGGCGTTATCATTGTCGTTAATTATAATTTTACTCACGACATCTTTTTGAAGTAATTTTAAAGCTAATCCACACCCCCCTGCGAAAGGTTCTGCATAAACTGGGGGAGTATTAAAATTTTTTTCAATTAATTTTTTCATATACGGAAATAATTTTGCTTTTCCCCCTGGATATCTAAGTGGAGTAGATGAATGCATATTAAAACTCCTTTAATTTTAGTCTCGCCATTCTCTTGAATTAATATCATGAAATTCTGCAACTTTATAGAACATAGTTCTTAGATCGTTATAAAATTTATTTACCTCACTTTCATTAACTGGATAATTAATCCAATGTTTTAAAACAAGAGTGAAGAATTTTTTATGTCTATTAAATAACTTTTTATTTAATTCTCGCCTTACACCTTTTGTACTTTCATTTGCATTATGCAGTTGCTCAATTCTTACATCAATATCTAAAATATCTCTTCGTATATTGCTTCTATAATAAACCTTTACATAACCTAAATCTTCTATTGTTTTACTCTGCCAAAAATCATCGATATCATTATTAAATAGGTATTCTGCATGTTCGTAAATAATACTTTCAGGTGATTTTTTTCCGGGTAACACAATTATTTGTTGTTCATAATCTTGCTTTGAAAATTGATCACCATCTAATATACATATAGATCTCATTGTAGACCTTAACAAATAACTATCACTGAAAATATTAAATAAATTTTCAGAAGAAATACTGGCATTTACCATATGAAAAAAATTTTTAACTTTATAAAAACTCTCATACTTTTTCTCAAAAAATTCAATTAAGCATACCAAAAATAACCTTGCTTCTTCATCTTCAGTAAATATAGGAATAGATTTACTTAAATAAATATCATCTTTTGTTATAGAATTAAGATACATTTTTATTTTGTATATATCAACATCAGACATTTTTCTTACAGAACTAATATTATCTAATAAATAAATAACATTATGCTTTTTTTTGAGTGCTACTTCTAATAGAGATAGGCTATGAGTTGTAAAAATAAACTGTATCTTATACTTTTTTGAATAATCATCAAATAATGATAATAACTTATTTTGAAATGCAGGATGTAATGTTGCATCAAATTCGTCTATTAAAAGCAAACTTTCCACACAATTTAAAGAGTTAATACAATCATAATAGTATCTTAAAGAGACTAATGCCGTAATTATTATAAAAAGATTATCCTCCCCAGCCGAAATTGTATTTGAGTCTATTCCTGCAAAATCCGTTACAAACTCAGCTCTGTTCTTTATATCTCCCATTTTTTGTTGTTCTTTATATTCTATGCTTGTACCAGTGAAATCTTTATAAAGATTTGATATTTCATCAAGATATTCTACGGGTAATTTTTTGTTTATAGACTGTATACTATCATCATCTCTATATTCGCCAAAAGGATATAACCTTGATAACCCTAAATAAATAACGGGTATTTTGGGCAAAGAATCTCCCGCACCACGCTTATAGAACGGTTTTACAGCAAACCTATTTTCTTCTTCGCTATTATGTCTTCTAAACTCCAACGTTTGATCATTCATATATGTACAGGTAAAAAGAGTTCCCTTTATACCAACTGCAGGATCGTTATATTCATGATCACCCCTCGTAAGCATTTCAATTTTGGGATTTACTGTAGCATTAATACCCTTAATTATGTCTAAACATTTATCATCCTTTAACCATACACATTTCCTGGTTACAGCTTGAAAGGCGTTGCTTGCAATATAAAGCAAAGAAGTTTTACATGTCCCATTTGTTCCGGAAATTATATTTATTCCTTTTTCTAAATCTACTATCAAACCTTTAATCTTCCTATACTGCACAATATTTAATGTTTTTAGCATTTATTCCACCCCATATCAAACTTATAATGTATTATATTATACACTCTATTTCGACAAAAAGGAACTATAACTACATTATTAAGTGCAGATAATAAATCATTTTACCACATATCCGACTAACAAAACTATTAATGTTACCATACCCTCTCAAATGATGATAGCAAAATTTCTATCGTGATTTAAACAGGGATTCCTCTCGGAAGCCCAATTTCTTGTTTACACTATATCACAGGTTGACTGTGCCAAACTATGCCAACTTTATCTTTTTCAAAGCCCGGCCATGAATCCTATGAACAGTCCTCCAGGAATATCCATTGTCTTCTGCTACCTGTTCCCATGTTTTACCGTTTAGATACTTTTCGGTCATGATCGTGCACTCGTCATCATCGTCCAGGGAATTTATTGCCTCTGTGATCTTAGACTGCTTATCCATCAGCTTATGCCTTTTATCATCGATCCTTTCTTCCAGGTTCGCCATCTGCTCCATGTACCCGGAAAATGTCTTGGGAGAGTATAAACCGGGCTAATCAGCCGCCAAGCTGTTACACCTGGCAGCCGTCAAAGTTAAACCGTTACTGTAGTGTCTTGCTAGATGCACTATCAGTAATGCTTTATTCGTATTTAATACAATAAAGAACTGCTGTGTTGGTTGGGCGAGACGTATATGTACCTACACCTCCAGTATCATTTCCTATAGCACTTTGACCATAGTTTCTCCAGTTGACTCCCAAACGATAACTATCTACTTCGGTCTGTGTTTCTGTAGTATTCGAATCAACTGACCTACTTTGAAGTAAACGGGTGGAGCCTCCGTATGCCATTAGGCCTAAATGATTTGTTGCTTTCTGATGTATACCTATATCACCTGAAAGTTTTTCTGTTTTATCTCCATGATATCCTCTTAAAAATTCGTTTCTTAAATCGGGTATGGCAAAGGTTGTAGTTCCGTCACCTCCAAAAAAATTATAAGAACCAAATTGATCTCTAATGAATTGTGAAAAATCTTTGTAATCAGCAATATTATAAATAGTTCCATCGCATATGAAGTAATGCTCGGGAGCACTTGTTCCCATATACGAAATTACAGTTCCAACTGGTGTACTATCATTGCCATTACCATTGCTATTACTATTACCATTGCTATTACCATTACTACAACACCCACAGTTAATTGTAATACAACTCTTTTTATCTTCGCACATATAATTTACCTCGCTTATGTTTTTTTAATAGCCTTCTTGTCAGAATCCATACAAATACCAATTTCAGAAGATTGCAGCTATCATGCTTACAGCCGACAGCCGCAGGGGTATTATTTCTTTGTGTATTCGATAACTACGTTGGCCGCACATCCTGAATATTTTCCGCTGTTGTTTAAGAAATGGTAAAGTATGTTGCCAGTTTCACTATGATAATACATATTTATTGCAGCAGTTAATCCAGTTGTTAAGTTATGGGATGTTGGTAACGTGAATTGAACTATATCATTATTTTCCTTCCCGTTTCCGTAAATATTGATCAGTCGATCGACTTTAAGTTCTGAAACATTAGCAAAGACAAGTGCATTACCGCTATCCTTAGCAAGTGTCCCAGAAATCACCTTACGATAAATCGGCTTACCATCAATCCATTTACCACATACAGTCTCTTCTGTAGAATATACGTTTTCTGAACCACCGTTACCACAACAACCATCACCACAACTTACCATCTGTAAACAATATCTATCAGACATTTTTTTCCTCCTCTGTTTTTTCAATTTTCCTAGTTTAAATAATACTATAGAAAAAGCGAGAATACCGAGAAAGTCAATTTTTCCCCAAATAATAATCATGTTTCAACCGGCAGTTATCATCCGTGTAACATCTCATCTTTCCCTTAAAAATTTGCTCCTTGTACAAGTCATTCATTCTATGGGCCACCTGCACCCAATTCATATTCTCCATGTAGTACAAAGTCATAATGTTTCTAATCTCCACCTTATCGATACCAGCTATGTACTCCTCCACCTCTCCGATCAGCTCTAGAAGCTCCTGCTCCTCGTCCATCAAGACGGCGTAACACCTTTCATAGGCCCTGGAAGCTCTCTGGGATTCAGGAAACGGATACCCGATGATCACAGCTGTTCCCAGAGGCTTCTTTCCTCTCTTCCCCATGGTCACTGTATCCGCTACCACATACCCCCGCTCCCTAAGCCTGTCCAAGTGTTCCTGCTTTTTCCGCAGCTGCTCCCGTAGAAGCTTCACCCGAGCAAGTGCATCGGAGTACTCAATCAAAATTTCTTTATCTATATCTAACACCTCCCTGTTGTTAATGTTTGCTCTGGATCTTCGGCTGGTGCCATGTCCCAACGGCGAACAACCACCCTGCCCGCTCACAAGTACACCTTTTCTGATCTGTGTCAGAAGGATATAATTTTCCACAACACAGGCATTTCTTGTTATTTGATATGGCTCTTGTCTTTTCCATCCTTCTCCACCTCCACTGACACAATCCTTAACCTCTCCTGAGGCACATCTATGTAATCGCCGTTGTCCAACAAGATCCCGATCAGGCCATCATTGCTACCAATCATACTCCCAAACTTCCTACTGGGATAAACCTGAACAACAATCTTATTATTATCATCTAGTATCACACTCTACCTTCTTTCTTTTCGCCGGCGGTTTCCGTAGCCCCCGATCTGAACATAAGCTTGTATATGTAAATGCCGGCATCGTTGCAGAGAAGGTCATGACAGGCGGTGCCTTTACTGCTATAGCTGCCTCTACCGTGGTGATTCTCTGCGCTTGCACATATTGATTCCGGCGCTCTTTTGGTGATTTTCTCAATCTGTACCCTCCTTATGAAAATCTTCGTTTAGCTGATCATTGATTCAGGCACTAATCCCGGATAATCAGAAATGTTCATCTGCCCTGGTATTTGCTCCTTATTCTTCGGAACTTCGTTCCATTTATTTTCCCATTCTACGCCTATGTAATCCAATACCCTACCCCAACCAAATCTTTCTCCGGTATCTTTGTTAACACAGCATTTGTACATCCAGAATTCCCACTCCTTTTCGTTCCGATCTCGCAGTTTATCAAACCTGTGAGGACGCTTCTCCATATGGATTCCAAAACCGCACATACTGCACCCGGTACGTTGTGCATCTGTGGTATAAAGCATCCCGTTATCGTCCCGATCTATTGTTCCATAAATTTTAGGGATAATAGTATCCAATGGTTCATATTCTTTCGGGCTTCCGCCTTTATTTTTCCCATACGGCTGTTCATGAAATGCTTCCGCAAACATATCTTTGTGTTCTTTGTACCATTTATCCATTTTGAACGCTAACATGAGAATATCGTTTCGCATGAAAGGGGCAAACGGTGCGCTACGAATTACGGTCTTTCCAAAGTAGTTACACCCATGATCTATAAGGGCTTCTTCTC